CACCATTCTTGCCTGCACCATTAAAGCCGCAGCTTGCAGTTAGAATATTTGGAGTAGACACTCCTGAAAAAGGATTCAGAGCTAAGTGTGAATCTGAAAATCAACGTGGCTTGGCAGCAAGCGAGTTCACTAAAAAACTAGTGAATGCAAGTCAAAAGCGCCAAGTTATTCTTTATGATTGGGACAAGTTTGGCGGCAGAGTCTTAGGGGACATGGTCTTAGACGGTAAGAGTCTGCGCCAACAGTTAATTGCGAATGGCTTTGCACGTGAATACTTTGGTGAAGCCAAGACGTCTTGGTGTAATTAATTTTTAGTATACACAAAGTACAATCTATCGTTAGCATCTTTCTTAAAGGTGTCTAGATTCAGATTGTACTTTTCAGCAAACTCATTTACAACTTCAAAACTCCAGGGAAAGATATCGACATACGGTCCTGTCTTATGAGTAATACCTGGATTAGCACGTAGATAAAACTTTCCACCCTTCTTCAATAGATTGATACAGTGTTCAAATCGTGCTTCAATCTCATCTTTGCTATTAAAGTTGATAGATCCTAATGCTAGAATTACATCATGTGATTCTGGTTTTACTTTGTACTCTAATATATCAACTTCATAATCAGCTTGATTGTTGTATGGATCAATACCAATGATGTTTTGAATGCGACCTTTGAATGGGTGATACCCACAACCAACATCAAGTACTTTCTCAGGATTAAGTTTGTTGACCTCATCAGCAAGTTCCCAACCTGTATGTTCATAGTCACCGGTGCGCGGTTTCCAAATCTCACTAAAGAATCGTAGAATATAACGTTCACTCAAGTCATTAACAATATCTTTCAATGTGCCTACGTAGTCACATGGTAAACTCAACTCAGCTTCTACTGCATCTTTGAATTTGCGGTAACGTGCAGGGGTCCAAGGTAAGTCTTGTACGATAGTATTTTTATCAATAGAAATTTTAGAATACTTGGGTAAATTAAACGCAAGTTCTAAATTTTCTTTGACTAACTTAAAAATTTTTGTGTTCATATTAAATTTTTCTTAAAAAGATAAATTTTTATTCGAAATGGAATAAATATTGTATCATCATATTTATATTAGGAGGAACGATGAAAAAAATATTAGCAACAGCACTTACTTTATTCACATTGTCAGCATTTGCATGGCAACCAACAAAACCGGTCAAAGTATTAGTAGGCTTTGCACCCGGATCAGGTAATGAAATTTCATTTAGAAAAGCCAGCAGCATTGTGGAAAAAAACAACCCTGGCACAAATTTCATAATTGAAAACAAACCCGGAGCAGATGCAGTAGTTTCACAAAACTTATTGTTTAACGCAGAGAAAAATGGTTTAACAATCAGTGTTCCTAGTCACATGAGTTTGTTTGTAACTAATGATATTTGGCAACAAGATGTAAAAAAGTTTCAATATAATTCTTTTAATAATGTTGTAACGCTAGGTCAAAGTCCACTAGCACTAGTAGCTAATAAATCAAGCCTAGTTGACACCCCACAACAATTCTTAGCAACAGTTCACTCTAGTCATAGAAATATAAACATTGCTGTAGGTGGTGGAGCACACCAAATGGCATACGAATATATCATGTTAAAAACAAAAGGTGACAAAGACAAAATTCGTGCTGTAAGATATGGTGGACCTCAGCAAGCAGTCACTGCGGTAGCCGGTGACAAAGAAGTAGAATTCGGTATTATGCCAATAGCTATAGCAAGACCATTAATTGATGCAGGAAAAGTAAAATTGATAGGTCTTACTGGGGATAAAGTTCCTGGCAAAATAGCAGGTGCACCTTTACTTGAAGATAGTATCCCTGGTATTAGTGTTTACGCTGGTTGGATGGTGAGTTTGCCTCCTGAAACATCTACTGAGATATTAATCTGGTATCAATCTGAGTTTAGTAAAGCAATAAAAAGTGACGAGTATAAAGAGTGGGCTTACAATAATTATATTTTGATTGACGAAAAGCAATTAAATACAGACGGTGTTAAAGCATATGCTGAAACATTAAGAAAGAATTTTAAACCTATCATAACACAATTAAGTAAAAAATGAAATATATTTTCGTAGCCGGCGCACCCGGCTCTAAATGGTCTAGTGTAGTAAAGAATATTTACTACAGCCCTAGCATAGACCAATCTGACTACGGTGATGAGCGCACGTATTATCACGATGCTAGTGGTAGTATGCAATTGATGCACTTAGGTGCATACTTTGATCCTGGAATGGAGTTTGGTGAACTATGTTTACGAATGCCAATGTACACTAAGGAACAGCATGAAGAAGCTTTTGACAAAGCATTTGCTCTTGACAGTACCGGTATTCGCATAATCAAAAGTCATGTATTCGCACATCACATTGACTATATAAAGAAAACATGGCCTGAATGCCCAATTGTATTAGTTCATAGAGATAATGATAGTTGTTTAGGTTGGTGGGTAAAATGCGGCCACTTTGATATAACTTATCCCAAGTATGATACATACTACAAAGACCTACGCACCATGTCATCTTTTATAGAAGAACAAAACAGTGACATACAAGACGCAATGGACAAACACAAGCCATTTAGAGTGTATAACAACTCTAGGTTGGCATTGATTCTCGGAATTGAGTCACCCCCTGCAGAATACAATCAAAGTTATATAGAAAACGATATAGAGGTATCAGTAATATGTTAAGTAATTGGGAAGAAACAAAAAAGCGTAGCAAGTATCATTTTGATAATTTCAAATTAGATTCTCAACAAGATAAAGTCACATCACTTGGTAAAATTGTAACAGATTTTAAACCTGAGTTAACTGATATTATCAAAAACGCAAAGCCTGCAACATGGAGAACACGTGGTAAGGTTGGCAAGACTAGACCCGAAGAAGAACTAGCAAGTGAAGACTATGATCTAGAGAAATTTGGTTATGGTAAAGATTATCAAATTACTCACTTGAACTGGGATATACCTGAAAAGCTAAAGCGAATCAGTGAGTTATTTGGACTACGAGATTGTATGGATCGTATACATGTACAGATGCCCGGGGAAGTTTGGAATCTTCATTTAGACAAGTTAGAAAAATGGTGTCCTGAAGAGCCATGGCGTGTTATGAGGTTACAAGTACAGTTAACAGACTGGGAGCCGGGGCACTTTTGGTCTTACGGTAATCATATGCATCAATTTTGGCATGCAGGAGATGTGACAACATTTGATTGGCAGAACATCCCCCATGCTACAGCAAACGCAGGGCATAACCCTAGAGTAACATTTCAAATGACCGGAATTGTTACTGAGCAGACTACAGATTTCATAAATAGATTAAAGAGATTTGAGAAACATCAGTTAGACATAACTGATAATTCTTGGTAAGAACACACCTTAGGACCGGTATTAAGTTACCGTAGTGTGACCCGGCTGCTGGGTTGATCTACGAATTCGCTACTCGGAAGTCTAAAGTGAGCATTTTATGATAAATAGTATGAGTGAAAAGAAAATAATTTATACCGCAGAATTCGGCAAAGATTTCATGAGTTGGCACGAGTGGGTTTATCGTACTCGTTCACCGGAAGAAATTGCAGAATATGAGACTGAGGACGAAGCACCTGGTAGGATGACTTCAGGTAAAACAGACTTATTCAATGCCTGGATGAAAGATCAACGAATTTTAGCACATACTGTGTATACAGACACTGACGAAGATTTTATGAATTATTTTGAGTTTACTATTTTCCCACAAGAAGAAACATGATATCAGACGAAATTTTAACAGAATCGGCAGCGCAAGAGTTAGCAAAAAAGCTACCTTCATTGCGTAAGCATGACTACGATACTATTGACCTTTTAATGCGTTCAATAGCTAAAAAGCACCATATAACCGGTAAAGCATTGCACGATTTGTTTGTTAAAAAATTCAAAAATACACCTGATAGTTGGATAAAAAATAAACTAGATGAAACTGATACTGAGTCTCTTGACATAGAAGATGAAGTTAATAAGTTTGTTGAGTGGACTAGTAAAAAACTAAACTTAAAAACTATACCTGAAATCGAACTCAGCACTGACACAGAAGAAGCACAAACAAATCATCATACTGGTGGTCACACAACTGGCACCGGAACAATTTGGGTATATGTTACTAATAGAAACTTAGTAGATATATTACGAACTGTATTTCACGAATTGGTTCATGTCCGACAAGATGAATTAAACATGATTAAATCTGGATCAAGTTATCCAGGTAGCCCAATCGAAGCTATGGCCGATATGCTTGCGGGTAAATATATCAAGATTTACGGTGAACAAAACCATCACATCTTTCAATAAAATCTAACATGTGCTATAATAGTACATGCTTAAAATTTTAGTCCCATTGCCCAAAAAAATTACTATCGCATGTAGCGGTGGTGTGGACAGTATGGCTGTCGTTGACTTCCTAAGTCGCAAGCATGATGTAACATGTGCTTTCTTCCATCACGGCACAGAAAATAGCGAACGTGCTAATATGTTTGTGGCTAATTTCTGCACAGAACGAAATATTCCATTACTATGGGGAAGATGCCGTAGTGAGAAATCAAAAGAAGAATCACAAGAAGAATATTGGCGTAGAGAACGTTATGATTTTCTCTCCGAACTTGGCCCTGTAATTACATGTCACCACTTAGATGATTGTGTCGAAACATATATTTGGTCTAGCTTGCACGGTACAGCCAAAGTTATTCCACTCACTCGCAATAACGTGTTGCGTCCTTTTCTAACTACTCGTAAGCAAGAATTTGTTTCTTGGTGTGAGCGTCATGGTGTTTCTTGGATCGAAGACACTTCAAACAAAGATACCAAGTATATGCGTAACTATGTACGAAATGTATTGATGCCACATGCACTGCATGTTAATCCTGGATTACATACTCTAGTAAAGAAGATTGTAGAAGGCAAAGCTATTAAAGAGCTTGCACCGTCTTGACGTATTCAACTATCTTAGTGTGATTAAATTTTCTAAAGAATTCAGTGGGATATTCATTGCGCTTTTTATTCTCTATGTCAGTCTTTGGTATATCTGCCCATAGTAAGTTTGGTATAGACCAGGTCACTACTTTTCTGTGATTCTCTAACATAGTATTTAGCCGGTCCGCATGATAACTTGCACTATCTCTAGTCCAGTTATCGTTCTTCCAGTTTGCAAATATTGAATTATTTTGTGATGGTAACATAGTAAATCCATACTTGCTAGCATTCTTGTCAAACTCAGATTTGATAGACCATACAGGCCCATCATCAGGACCATTCAATCCTAATCTTTCAAACGTTATACTATGTAGGTCATTCTGTATGAACCAATCCGCAGTGCTATCAACACTTTCAATAGTCTCACCAGTTATGCCTACAATAAAATTAGTGTGAATAGGTACATTATGATTCCATATGTTATGATATAGTTCGGGTATGAATTCTCTAGCAGTCTTGCCACTCCATGCTTTACCAACAATCTTACTAGCTTCAGGGTGTAACGATTCTAAACCAAAGAAAGCACCGTATAAACCTGACTCTTTAAGATAATGAGCAGTGTCTGGGAATCGGTGAACTAAGTCAGCACGAATGTAACTTGCGTAATTAATTTTGAAAGGTAGTGCTTGCGTCATATCATAGAACGCCTTCATTTTGGTTTCAGTATCATTGAATGTATCATCAATGATGTAGTATGAAGTAGTTCCGAAGTTCTCATAGTTATATAGAATTTCTTCTTTCAAGAACTCCATTCCTCGAATATAATCTAATTTCTTTTTACCCAAGTGAGGGTACTGACAGAATCTACAAGCGAATATACAACCTCTACTAATATCTAAAGGCAATGGTTCATTCTTAAGTATAGCATCTTGCGGAGACCATTTGAAGTCATCTACTTCAATATTGTATATAGGATTTCTTGCTTTATTATATACTGGTCTCTTGTTTGGATCCCAGTAACATTCTACTGACTCCGGTGGTTCTGATCCAGTAGTTAAATAATTTAAGTACTCTAAGAAAATTTCTTCAGATGCAGTATTGTATGACATTACTGTAGCGTCTACTATTCCAAAACCTGTCAGTTTCTCAGATTTATATCCACCCAAAACTATTTTTATATTTGGGAAGTCTCTTTTAATATTTTTCAAAACATTTAGTAAAGATTCTGACAACCAGTATTTTACCCCGTCAGCATGTTTATGGACAGTCAACGCTAAAAAGGTAGTTGATATAGCTAAGACACGGGTATCTTTAGTTATGAATTTTCTAGTTAACTTGTCAACCGTGTCTGCCGGTAAAAAGTTGATAAAGTCAAGTACTTGGGTAGTATAATTATTCTTACGTAACCAATATGCTACCTTATAAGGTCCTATTGTCCTGGATAACCCCCAATCGACTCCACCATTCCAAAAGATTACATTCATGCAAATATTTAGTGTGTAAATCATGTTACCTAAAATAGTTGACTTCTCTACACATTCTGTTATACTAACTAGATATTTAAGGAGAACCTATGTCAGACTATAACAGAACCTTTAACGGTGAAGCAAAAATCAAACTTACACAACTAATCAATGAGGGCATGACCGTCCTACATGAAATTGATACGCTTAATGGTGGGTTGAATGATACCGTTAAGGCAGTTGCAGAAGAATTGGAAATCAAAGCTTCTACATTGAAGAAAGCAATTAAGATTGCACACAAAGCAAGTCTCGGTCAGACTAACAAAGACCACGATGAACTCAACACTATCTTGGAAACTGTGGGCAAAACACTTTGAGCTACATTGACGCTATCCACAGCAGGGATGAAGATCGTATCTACGTAGTAGAACGCTCACCTGAGGGCAAGCGTGAATACAAAGAGTTTCCTACGAACTACGTTCTTTACTACGCTGACCCTAAGGGTAAACATCGTAGCATTTACAATGACTCTGTATCAAGATTCAGCACTCGCAAGCGCACTGAATTTGAAAAGGAACGTAGGATTCACTCAGGTAAGAAATTATTTGAGAGTGATGTTAACGTTGTGTTCAGGTGTCTTAGTGAAAACTATCTTGGCATTGACGCACCTAAGCTTCATACCTGCTTCTTTGATATTGAAGTAGACTTTGATCCTGAGAAAGGTTTTAGTCCTACTAGCGATCCATTCAATCCTGTAACTGCGATTAGTTGTTACTTGGATTGGTTAGATCAGTGTGTCACTCTTGTTATTGCACCTAAGCACATGACAGATGATACAGCAAATGAGATTGTAAGTCAGTTTGAAAATACAATGCTATTCAAAAACGAGAAGGACATGTTTGATGTGTTCTTTCAGTTGATTGAAGATGCTGATGTGTTGACAGGCTGGAACTCAGAGGGCTATGATATTCCCTACATGGTCAATCGTGTTACTAGAGTAATGAGTAAAGATGACACACGCAAGTTTTGCTTGATGGGTCAATTACCTAAGCCTAGAGAATACGAACGATTCGGTAAGGTTGAAATGACGTATGACTTAGTAGGTCGTATTCATATGGACTATTTACAGTTGTATAAAAAGTACAACTATGAAAGCCGTCATAGTTACAAACTAGATTCTATCGGTGAGATGGAAGTAGGTGAGAACAAGACTCAGTATGAAGGTACACTTGACCAATTGTATAATCAAGACTTTAAAAAGTTCATTGAATACAATAGACAAGATACATTGTTGTTAGTGAAAATTCACAACAAGCTTAAGTTTTTAGAATTGGCAAATCAACTAGCACATGAAAATACTGTGCTATTGCCGACAGTTATGGGTTCAGTAGCTATGATTGAAATGGCTATCATGAATGAATCTCATGAACGTGGATTAGTGGTTCCTGATAAAAAACGAAAGGTTGAAAATGAAGAAGATGTCCAGCAGGCAGCAGGTGCCTTCGTTGCTACTCCGAAAAGAGGCATGCATGAATGGGTCGGAGCAGTCGATATTAACTCGCTCTATCCCTCGGTTATTCGTGCCCTCAACATGGCACCAGAAACAATCGTTGCCCAAGTCAGACAAACATTAACTGAAAAGTACATGCATGAAAAGGGCCTCAAACTTGCAATGGAAAAGAAACGCTACAAAGATGGCGATGATGCAGTTGAAGGTGCTATTTTATGGGAAGGTTTGTTTGGTGCATTAGAGTACACAGCTATCATGAGTCAAGAACGTGGTACTATTCTTACTGTTGACTTTGAAGATGGTCGCAGTGTAGAAATGTCTGCCGCAGAAATCTGGAAGATGATCTTTGATAGTCACAAGCCTTATATGCTAAGTGCGAACGGTACAATCTTTACGTATGAGAAAGAGGGCGTGATTCCCGGTCTACTCACACGTTGGTACAGTGATCGTAAAACAATGCAAAAGAAACTAAAAGAAGCAACTACTGACACTGACAAAGAGTATTGGGATAAGCGTCAGCTTGTGCGTAAGATTTTGTTGAACTCTGCATACGGTGCATTGTTGAATGAACACTGTCGTTTCTATGACAAGCGTATCGGTCAATCAGTTACACTAAGTGGTCGTCAGATTGTTAAGCACATGATGAGTCAGATTAACGAATGTGTTGCGGGCGAGTATACGCACGAAGGTGAAGCTATTGTTTATGGCGACACTGACTCTTGTTATTTCAGTGCATGGCCTATTCTCAAAGATCAGGTTGCTAAAGGTGAACTGAAGTGGGACAAAGAGTTGTGCATTGGATTGTATGATAGTATCGCGGATCAGGCTAACGAGTCATTCCCCCAGTTCATGGAGAAAGCATTTCATGCACCTCGTAAGAACGGTGAGATTATCAAAGCAGGTCGTGAATTGATCGGTGATCGTAGTATCTTTATTACTAAAAAGCGTTATGCTATCAATATATTTGATAAAGAAGGCAAACGTAAAGATAAAGATGGTAAGATGGGCGATATCAAAGCGATGGGTCTTGACTTGAAACGTGCGGATACACCTAAGTATGTACAAGAGTTTTTAATGAACGTACTACAAATGGTTATTCAGCAAGGTAAAGGTCGTGACGAAGTTATTGAAGTTGTCAAAAACTTTAAGCGTATCTTGGCAGCACAAGATAGTTGGACTAAAGGCTCACCTAAAGGTGTTAACAAATTAACAAGTTACGGTGAGAAAGAAGAAAAGAGTTCGACGGGTAAAGCAAACATGCCTGGTCACGTAAGAGCCGCACTTAACTACAACTACTTGCGCAGAGTCAACGGAGATCAATATAGTCAAAAGATTGTTGATGGTATGAAGGTTATTGTGTGTAAGTTGAAACCTAACCCACTAGGATTCACTTCAATCGCATATCCGACTGATGAACTCAGACTACCACAGTGGTTTGTTGAGCTACCATTTGATGACAAAGAAATGGAAAAGACTCTAGTTGATGAAAAGATTGACAACTTGTTAGGTGTATTAGAATGGGACATACGTTCAAATACAGATACTAATTCAACATTTGATGATTTATTCACATTCGGTTAAACAGGTCGTTGACAAGCGTATTATATTCCACTATAATACGCTGAAGAACTACCTAAATAGTTATTATACAAAGGAAAAACATGAAAGATAATTTACAAGACTTGATTCAATACACACATGGTCTAGGTGTTATTGATTTGATTAAAATCACAGGTACTGACAAAGAGACACAAATCAACGCTATCGCAGAAGACAAGAGTGTTGTTGTCAGCGGAACATTGAACGCACCTATTGCAGAGTTTATTGGCACATTCGGTATGCCTAACTTAAGCAAACTAAAAACAATCTTGGGCTTTGATGACTATGGTACTGATGCCAAGATCAATGTCACTCAAACTCAACGTGATGGCGCAGATGTACCAAGCGCAATTCACTTTGAAACTAAAAACGGTGACTTCATTAACGACTATCGTTTGATGGCTAAGTCAATCGTTGACGAACGTGTCAAGACTGTTACTTTCAAAGGTGCGTCTTGGAACGTTGAGTTCAGTCCTACTATTGCAGGCATTCAGCGACTAAAGAAGCAAGCTAGTGCAAACAGTGAAGAACAAAACTTTGCTACTAAGACCGAGAACGGTGACTTGAAGGTATACTTCGGTGACCCGTCAACTCACTCAGGTAACTTCGTGTTTCACTCAGGTGTCGCAGGTACATTGGCTAAGCCGCACAAGTGGCCTGTCAAAGTATTCCAAGCGATCATGGATCTTCCCGGTGACAAGACTGTTCGCATCAGTGATGCAGGCGCAGTTGAAATTACAGTTGATAGCGGTCTAGCTACATATCGTTACTTGTTACCTGCTCAAGCAAAATGATTGACTACGTAGTTGGTGGCGAGTTCATGAATGTGACTAGTAGTAAGGGAGCAGTCCCTTACTTGAATTCTAATCCTAATCCTATGACAGGTTCGTTAGCATTTGATTCATCTACGCAAAGCATGAAAGTATTTGACGGTAACAATTGGCAAACCGTCGGCGGCGGTAGTGCTGTGGTCAATCTAACACCTAACGCCATCGGCATTCTCAAGTGGGCAGAAAAGAAGATGTTTGAAGAACAAGAGCTACAAGCATTGTGTGACAAACATCCCGCTATCAAAGATATCGTCGGCGAAATGCGAACTAGTATGGACAACTATATCAACAAGATTGAAATGGTTAAAATACTAATACAAGAAGAAGAAAAAGTTTAATGCAACAAGATAATCTATCAGCAAAACAAGACCCTGAATGGGCACTGTTTTTACCAGCAGTAAGTTCGTTCTATATTGCCGGCTTAGGTAAACAGCGTAAAGGTGAAAACTATTTTGACCAATCACGTATTCCTGCAGGGTTTAATGGTGATGTTGAAAAATTAAATTTCTTAAATAGTAAAGAAGGTGTGTACACTTACAAGTGGGGTTTGTACTCTGCTGGTCATGCTAACTTAGATCCAACAAAAAATGATTCTAGTGAGAGTATCATTCGTGAGCGTGAAGAAGGTACTTTCATGTTGGGTGACTCAGGTGGATTTCAGATTTTGAAATGTCAGTGGCCTGCTGATTGGAAAGATCCTAACTGCCCACGTGCTATGAAGAAACGTAAAGAAGTTCTCACGT